ACATATACTACTGATTATGATCATGAAGGTAAAATGGCAAGAACACAACTTGAAAAGTGTATCGATCACTCACAAATGCTTCGTACGATGATTGATGAAAAAGCTGAGTTGCCGGCCTGGGTTCAAGCTAAACTAACAAAGGCTGCAGACTATTTGCAATCAGTTTATAATTATATGGATGGACAAGATGGCTTAGAAGATGATGGATTATTTCGTAAAAAGGAACTAATTGCTTCAATCCAACTAGACTTAGATGAAAAGATTCGTAAGGTAGAAGATGGTTGGGCTGTATATCCAAGTGCAGGCGGAAAACGTTTAGGCACACATTCTACAAAGAAAGCAGCTTTAAAACAATTGGCAGCAATTGAGATAAGTAAGCAATCAAAATGATGAAACTTAAAGAATTGATATTTGGATATCCTGAATCTGGTGTTGTAGAGAAACCTCACGACTATGACCGAATACAATTTTATAAGAAGTACTACGATAATTTAACTCCATCAGATTTTGACATATATCAAAAAGATGAGTTTATAATAATTAAAGTAAAGCCTAGAAAAGATGATTAAGCTACGAGATATACTAATAGAAGATGCAGTAAATATGAAAGATGGTACTACTTTAAGTGCATCACAACGTTTTTGGGATGAAATAAAACGAGATGAAGGGCTGCCTGGAACCAATGGCAAACCTGCACTTAAAGCATATAAACTAGGAGATGGTCGTATAACAATCGGATGGGGTCACACAGGATCGATGTCTGGACCGAAGCCGAAACTTGGAGATGAAATAGACCAAGCTACCGCACAAAAGTATTTGCAAGCCGATGCAAAAGAATCAGCTGATTGTGTACGAAGGCTATTAACTGACTGGAAACGGCAAGGCATACGGGCATATGAAGTTACACAGAGTATGTTTGATGCATTAGTTTCTATCGTATTTAATGCTGGTTGCGCTGGAATGCGAAGTTCTAAGTTTATTCAACTAGTAAAGACCCGCGATTGGAAAGAAGCTGCTGAGATGCTTCCTTCTGATAGTTCAATGATAAGAGGTAAATTTACTAAAGGTTTAGTAGCAAGAAGGGAAAGAGAAGCTTCTCGGTTTCTTGAAGACGGCCTTCCATTAAGTAAATATTTTGGAAAAGGCGAACGTATGTTAAATATAAAATCTTCTAAACGATAATTTGGATTATAGTTAATCATTCAGTATATTATATTATGTATATGAATCATTTAAATAAAGTTCTCAATTTAACTTTAAATGGGCCTGATCAGAATTGGCAATGGCCTCAGAGTTGGACAGATCTAGATAAACTTAAGTTTATTGACGAAGCGATTGTATACTTAGAAAAACAAGAAATGTACGAAGAATGCAAAAAGTTACATGAGCTCAAAAAAACGATCTAAATATCAATTAATATTAAAAGATGACGACATAAATACATTCGAACATGTTATTTATTGTTTAATAGAATATTGCAACCATAATTACTATCAAGCAGGTCAGTGTGCAACAATAGTACACTCAACCGGAACATGTTGTATACAAATTGGATGGAAAGATCATGTAGAAGAATTATATGACATACTGACTGCAGAAGGGTTGGAATTAGAACTTGTAAAGCATACTAAGCATTAAAGGTACTTTGAGTCATTATTTTTATAAAACTACAAGAGACGAAGAATTTAATAGGTTATGATAAAAGTTATAGTTAAAATTAAGTTAGCTTTATTACACGCAACATTTCATAGAAATATGAAACGTGCAGAGAAAGCTCGAAAAGAACAAAATATTGCAAAATTTAAACGTTATATCTACGCAGCAGAAGATGCATGGAGAAAATTAGTTACACTTAAAGAAAAATACAAATTATAAGTTATGGGTAAAAAAGGATATCAAGGTACATCACCTAAAGACAGAGCAGTAAACATCATGGATAAGTTTATCCAACGATCGGATCGTAAAGCTGCTCGACAAGAGATAAAACCATTAAGAAGAAAAGATCCAAACCTTCCATTACATCTTTGGCCGTTGAAAGATCAGATTGAATACTGGGAAACATTACCAGAAGCTCAACAGTTTAAACGAAAATATAATTTTACAGAATGGTATGATGAAATATTAGAAAAATCAGGAATGTATCCAATGACATTTAGAGACTGTGTGTCTAAACATAAGGCTCGATTAGAAGAATTGTATAATGATTGTACCTCTACTAGAAGAGCAATTATACTTCTGCAAAAAGAAAACATCATTCATTAATGTCTACCGATAAATCACAATATAAGTATGTATATGGTCGTGGAAGAACGGCATTCAATCTTTCAGAGTCTGACGTACGCTATGCAATAGAAAATACAAAGTCTAATGCAGAAGCAGCTCGTTTCATGAAAGTTTCATTTACTACATGGAAGAAGTATGCAAAAATGTATACAGACCCAGTAACAGAAAAAACCTTATATGATATGCATACTAATATTGCAGGAGTAGGTATATCTAAACGATCTACAAGGGCTTCTGCAGGGCCATATCAAATTGATCAAATCCTAGAAGGCAAATTTCCAAAATATCCCATATGGAAGCTTCGAAATAGATTGCTAGCTCTAGGAATTTTTCAAGAAGAATGTAACAGCTGCGGGTACAATGAACGTCGTATAACAGATGATACAGTACCGATTCTATTAGATCATATTAATGGAGATAAGACAGACCATTGTTTAGACAATCTTCAGTTGCTTTGTTTGAATTGTTGGTATCAGCAAGTCGGAAATCCATTCAAGGAACGATCTACAAAGTTTTGGAACTATAATGATTTAGACTAACGAATATTTATAAGTGTATGATATCACTAAAACACTTAATAATCGAAGGCCGGTATGATTCGATAGTAACTGCGCTGAGCAGAGAAATGTTGAACACGATCAAATCCAGTTATGCATCGACAAAAACCGAAGACGGCAAATTTGCGGGAACTAAAATATATTTCCGCAAAGGCGAGCAGGTACCTGTAATACACGGAGATGAGTTTGACCATATATATTTTCACGAAGTTGAAAATGAACAAATACCATTAGAGTTCAAGATAGCATTACGGATACAATGGGTTGAAGAACTTGATGATTATCGAAAAGGTGGAGATGCATATAATGATCAAACCGATGATCCTGCTGATGCAACATCTGATCCATATATTGAAATACGTTTTGAATTAGACCCTGCAGATGTTCCGAACATCTACAGTAAAGTTGCAATGGATTTACGAGATACAATTCGTCATGAATTAGAGCATATTACTCAGACTGGATGGAATCTATTGCCAGGAAAGTATCTGCCGAATGATCAAAAACGTAGAAAAAAGATTGAAACGGGTGAATTACCTGCTCGAGAATATTTCTTACTTCCAATGGAAATACCGGCTATGATACAAGGAATGTATTTTCAAGCAAAAAAATCAAAACAGCCATTTTCTTCAATTGTTAATAACTACTTAGATCTTTTTATTAAAATGAAAGACGAGAATGGTAACCCGTATCTTACTTCAGAAGATAAAGAAGTAATTATCAATACATGGAGAAAACATATTCCTAAACTAGGATTAAAGGTAACACTATGATTAAATTGAAAAGTTTATTAGAGTCAAAGACATTGATGTCAGAGGCAATGAAATATCATTATGATAATAAAATTAGTATCACTGAAAATATATTTCGAGTTCAAAGTGAAGCAAGTTTCAATCTAATTGTTGAGGCACGAGAAATGTTTGACAAAGGACTTGCGTGGTTTGAGGGACGGGATAAAGAACTTTTTGAAACAACTGATATTGGTCGATTTGCGACGTTCGAAGGCAATAAAGTTCCATTAGATCACCCAATGGAAATTACACTCGATGAAGCAGAATATCAAGGCAAAAAAGTAAGTCTAGGAAAGCCGACAAAAGGAGGCCGAAAGAAATACCAAGTTTATGTAAAAAATAAGAAAGGCAACGTTATCAAAATATCATATGGCGATTCTGGTATGAAAGCCAATTGGAATGATCCTGGTGCAAGAAAGTCTTTTGCAGCAAGGCATCAATGTCATCTTAAAAAGGACAGAACAAAAGCAGGGTATTGGAGTTGTAGAAGTCATAAAGATTTCGGACGTAATGTATCGGGTAGATTTTGGTAATATGACAGAAGAACAAGTTCCATACGAAAACATAGAAGTTACAGACAAATATATTATTAGAAAGTTTTTTCATAATACGAACTCAGAAGAATTACTCTGGCATCGAGATAGAGAAAATCGTTTAATAGAACACATATCAGGAAAAAATTGGAGATTTCAATATGACAATGAATTACCTATACCAATTGAGCCAAATCATTTTATCCACATTCCATCAGGCTGTTGGCATCGTATACATTGTGGATCAGATGATCTAATAATTAAAATCAATTTCTTGGAATCATAAATATTATTTCTTATAATATTGTATGATATACACAGATTTTAAAATTATTCAAGACTTCGTTGATAAGTCAAATCTAACTAATTCGAACACAGATAAAATGGATGTGTTGAAAATATACACTCAACACGAATCAGTTAGAAAAGCATTAATTTATACATATGATACCTTTAAGCAATATGGTATTACATCTTCTAATTGTAAAAAGAATCAAGACTTATTAGGACATCCTAATACATATGGCGACTTCTTTCTTTTGCTAGATGATTTAAACAACAGAGTAATTACAGGTCATAATGCAATTGCTAATGTTAACAGATATGTGTTAGAGAATCCATTGTATAAAGATCTTATATGGAACATTATTGATCGTAATCTGAAAACAAGATCAACAGCCTCAATGATTAATAAAGTTTGGCCCGGGTTAATTCCGACTTTCGATGTAGCACTCGCAAATCCATATGACGAAAAGACAGCAAAGAAGGTTAATTGGGCAGATGGATGGTACGTTAGTCGTAAATTAGATGGAGTTCGTTGTATATGTGTCATTGACGATATTGGCCAAGCTAAATTCTTTTCTAGAGCAGGTAATGAATTCACTACATTGGATAATTTGAAGCCAGTTGTTGAATCATTAGGATTACGAAATCATGTATTAGATGGAGAAATTTGTTTAGTTGATGAAAATGGAGATGAAAATTTTTCAAGAATTATCAAAGAAATTAAAAAGAAAAACCATACAATATCGACTCCAAAATATTTTGTATTTGACCTATTAACAGCTGAAGAATTTCAGTCCAAAACAAGTAAACGAATCTTAAGCGACAGGTTACAATTAGCAAATCAATTGATATCAACAAAAGAATTATTAGAAGTATTACCACAATACCGAGCTGATGATCAAATATTTGCAGATCAAATGAAACTGTCAAAGGATATGAATTGGGAAGGCTTAATGTTACGCAAAGATGCTGAATATAAAGGTAAGCGTAGTATGGATGTCCTTAAAGTTAAATCATTCACAGATGCAGAGTATATAGTAATTGATCTAGAAAATGCATTGAATAGAGTAATTATAGACGGTCTAGAGACTGAAGAGCTGATGTTGAAGAATATTGTAGTTGAACATAAAGGAAATCGTGTAAGTGTAGGATCGGGATTTAGTCACGAACAGCGACGACATTATTATAAGAATCCAGACCAACTATTAGGGAAACAAGTAACCATACAATATTTTGAAGAAAGTCAAAATCAGAAAGGAGAATACTCCCTAAGGTTTCCAGTAATCAAAACAGTGTACGAAACACCACGTGATATATGAGATGTCCTTATACAACATCAAAACGAATAATCAATTACATTCGCAACGTTCTGTCAGTACCATCTGCAGAATATGGTGGACTTCCACCATGTCCATATGTCAAAGCAGAGTTAGATAATAAAAAATTGATGTTAGCAGAGTTAGATCCATTACAAGAAAATCTACTCAATATCATACAAGAATTTTCAAAGTCATCATATGAAAGTTTACTCATAGCTCAGAAGATGCCGATCGGAGAATCATTAACAGCTAAAGAAACTGGGTATTATCAAAAACAAGTTACACGCATCTTAAAGAAGATGGATATGAAAGAATATAAATGTATTTGTTTCAATCCAAATGACAAAGTTGGTACTGTAAGGCAACAAGCACCATACTTCTTGATTAATATTGCACATGAACAAGCTCTAAGTGCAGCACATAAGAAAATAATGAAAACAGATTACTTTGCTTATATGTCAGAAGAATACGTTAAATTTCTTCATGTAGATCCAAAAAAAGTTACTAGAAAGGTTGGATCTTAATTGTATATTTCTTATATTATAATATAGAAATTAGAAATTAAATTTACGGTTATGAAAAAGAAATTTGGTAGTATTAAAGATGGCGTCGTAACAGATGCATCAACAGGAGAAGTAATTACATCGCTCTTCCGAGACATTATGATTGAAAAGGCTGAAGCAAATGGCCAAGCGCTTGCATATGATCCTGAGACGGGTAGAGCACGCAGAATTGATATTTCAGAAGTTGAAATAGATACAGTAGTTGATGTTCCTAAACAAGAGATAGACGAAGAAGCTGATCCGATATTTGCTTTTATTCAGAATTCAACGGAGCTTCGTCCTACCTCGTTAGAGATGTCAGATTTGAAATGGAAATATTTGGTAAGATCAGCATTAAGAGGTAAGAATATTATGATGGTTGGACCTGCAGGCTGTGGTAAGACAGAAGCAGCAAAGGCTTTGCCAAAAGCAACCGATCGTCCATTCTTTTATTTCAACCTAGGTGCAACGCAAGATCCACGAGCCACTCTTATTGGGAACACTCACTTTAAAGATGGTCAAACGGCTTTTGATCAGTCAGCATTTGTAAAAGCAATTCAAACTGAGAACGCAGTTGTTTTGCTTGATGAATTGTCTCGTGCACATCCAGAAGCATGGAATATCTTAATGACAGTGTTGGATGAAGGTCAAAGATATTTAAGATTAGATGAGGATATCAATGCACCAACTATCCATGTAGCTTCAGGCGTATCTTTTATTGCTACTGCAAATATTGGATCTGAGTATACTTCAACCAGAGTATTGGACCGAGCATTAATGGATCGATTTGAAATTATTGAAGTAGACATTTTGAGCAAGGAGCGTGAGTCGGCTTTATTAGCAAAGCGTTTCCCAAAGCTTGAAGCAGGATTGATTGATTCAGTCGCAGACATTGCAGATCTAACTCGTAAGGAATGGAGATCAGAGGAAGGCAAGCTCAATACGATGATATCAACACGAATGACAGTCAGAGTATGTGATTTGTTGGCAGATGGATTTACTTTGGCAGAAGCAGCAGATGTAGCAATCATTCCATTCTTTGATCAGTCAGGCGGTACAGACTCTGAGAGAGTATTCGTTAAACAAATCATCCAGAAGCATATGGCAACGGCTGAAGAAGATATCTTCAATACAGGTACGGAAGAAGAAATGGATAATCCATGGATTTAATCCATTCTAAGAGTTTTCATAACCGAGAAGCAGTCAGACATCCGTGCACGGAAAGCATTGGCTGCTTCTTT